GTTACGCTTCGACTTCCTGTGTGGATAACCCATGCTGGTATTCCGATTCACTTTATCCAAAAAGCGAACACCAGCAATGCCATTCATAGCAGTTTTATCGTCCAAAACGAAGCACTCAGCAAGTGCCTTCGGATCCAAGCGTTCAAGAACATCCTTTGCGAACGAATCTACACAGTTCTTCAAAACTTTGGAATCAACACAATACGATTGCGTCAATGTTGGAGCGATATTTTTGTGCCACACCTCAGGCCCCTTCATATGGGGCGGACCACAATCAGCAATAAAGCCTTCTTCCTTTGCAGCCTCACAAATCAATGTGGGTACAACACGAGACTTCGGTGCTGATCGGAATGCGCCTTGTGGCGCAGAACCGTAAACACGAGCTTGTCCTTCATCTTCCCAATGAATTACAGACTTGTGATTAAGTGGGCCCAGCTTCTCTTTGATGAAACTGGGTGTTCCACAAGAAACTTGTTCACCAAAATACTCAACAGCAAAATCGATATGCTCCTTATAAACTTCAGGAGCCCCAACGATATCACCCGTAAGGGTACGGTGAATCCCAAGAATCATGGGACCAGCAGGGGTGTTGGCAATCATGGGAGAACCACAATCACCACGAATGGTGGAATGCAAACAATCAACAGTACCAAACCAACCAGGCATACGAGGGTCCATTCCATCCGGCTCTTCATACCGAATGCAGTGGATATCCATCACAGATGCATGTTGTTGCCAGCGACAATTAATGTACGCACCATTAGCAACAAGTTGGTGAAATTTGCTCTTCAAGAACAAACCTCGAAGGTCAGCTCGGGGAGGAGTAACACGACACTGGAAAAATGCGAGATCCTTCTCAGGAATACGACGAATCATATCCTGCTGAAGGTGGAAACTGAAGTTTGAATTCACATTCCCAGATTCTGGCATATCAGACATATATACCGTCAAATCAACATCGCTTGGAAGCGAATGATTGTTGATGAGATATACATGTCCCCAAATACAGGTCGCAGTAGCAGGCATATGCTTCACTTCGCCATCACGGACGAATTCAGCTTTGATAGAAACAACATTCTGTTTCACACGCCTAACAACATCTTCCCATGGAAGATTTTTCCAACCAGAAGCAAGAGAAGGAACATAAAATTCGTTCAAAATGAGTTCATCCTTAACCCAAGGGTTGGCTTTCTCATCCTTCTCAATACTAGAGGCAAGACCTCCTTGCACCGCCGATTCCATACGGCGTGCCTTCTTTTCGCGACGACGTTCTGCTTTCGATGGACCAAGAATTTTCTTGACAAGCCAGTTCACAATTCCGAAAATCGTGACTGCTTCCATGATCATAAATGCGTACATAATCAAAGGACTACGAGCGCACAAAGTCTCAATCTTGTGTCCAATCGAACAAAAAGTCTTCTTAATCTTTTGCAATTGATGACGCCAAATGATTCCAGCAATCTGAGTGGCAGCAGCCTTACACAAATTCAGTCCAATTTGCTTTGCAGCACAAAGAACTTCCTTTGGTGAGGTAACCATCCACTTCACACCAGATGCAATCATCTTGGCATATGCATAAATTTCATCAGCAGTGTCATGAACCCAGTCCATGCACTTCCGTGCCATTGTTCGCTCATCCAATCGTGCAAAAAGATACAGACGTGCAGATTCTTTCCAATCTGCAAGTTCTTCGGGAGTCAATTCACCACTAACATCACGCACACGCTGTGCGTAAGCAGAGTTCCAATATTCCTCAAAAACTTCATCATCTGTAAGGCGTTCACCATTCATCAAGTACTCAGGAGTTTCAGTTTCCATCACCTCCTTCCAAGCCTTGTTGATTACTTCAGACTTCTCGTGGACCAACTTAATGTTCCACGGGATGCCTTTGTAAGCTGGCAAACCCAATAAGAGTCTCATATTTGCAATGTCACGATCAGAGAATTCATTCATCAATCCTTCTTCATAATC